TATAGAAGAATTTCAACATTGTACAATACTCTATGGGCTATTGCCATCAGTGAAAGAAGAAGATGTGCTTTCATTTTTAAAACTTATCAAAATGCCCACTATTTTCCTTACCGGAATTAGTTTATTTTCTAATCCTGAATTCGATGTCGTAAAATATGATGTTGATTGTAAAGAATTACATCTTTTAAATAATTTGTGCAAATTGCAATTTGAATATTTTTCTACATTTCCCACGTATATTCCACATTTAACGATAGCGTATATGTTGCCTGGAACAGGTGCTGAATATATTAGAACTTTTGATGAACCTATACCTTTACAAATCTCAGCTTGGACTTATTCTCAAGCAGATGGTAGAAAAATTGAAGTAGATAACAAAGGAGAAATTATATTATTAAGAGATTCTAGAATAGAAACTACTTCATAAAAAAATTCGTTGTGACTAGGTTAAGTTGATTTTGGTAGTAGAATCGAACTTATTTACGGCAACGAATTTATACTACCAATAATATATAGAGGTATCATGATGCCTCCTAGCCATAATAGAAAAACTAAACAGGGCTATTACAAAATAATTAATTTACATAAATATACTGGCAACCCTGCGAATTGTGTCTATCGTAGTAGCTGGGAGCGCAAGTTCATGTTGTGGTGTGATTTAAGTCCAGGCATAGTAAAATGGTGTTCAGAACCACTCAGGATAGGTTACGTTGACTTTTTTGGAAAGAAAAGATCTTATATTCCTGATTTTATTATAGAGACTGTAAACACTACTGATCCTAACAAAGAAGCAAACAATAGATTCTTGGTAGAGATTAAGCCTAGTCACGAGACAGTGGAGCCAATAATTCCTAAAGGCTATATTAGCCCTAAGCAGTTGAAGAATCTAGAGTATGCCTGTGCCGTTTGGCAGAAGAACAAGCATAAATGGGCTTATGCACTGCAGTGGTGCAAGAAGCACGATATAGTGTTTAAGATAGTTACAGAAGTTCAGATCAATAAATTAAAGGCTTAAAATACAGAGAATGTTTTCTTTGGCAAATCATTCTCTGCCTTTTCTAATAATCTGGTATTGAGAAAATGCTGAAATAACTGAGGCAAACATTTATGAATAACATGATTGCTGTCTGCTTTTATATAATGATAATTTTTAATATGCGGGCCTATAGATATATTAAACGATTTGTTGGCTTGAGTGAATCCATTATCTAATAGGTTATCTGCTACTATGAATTGCGTGTTCAATTGATTCATCAGTTTAGGCCATTCCATAGTTCCTGCTATCCTAAACGCTGTAGGAACTAGTCCTGATATTAATACGTTGGCAGAGCATGGAACTGTTCCAGCCCAAGAGTTGAGCATGATTCCACCATTAGAGAATCCCATTGCTATCACATCTTGAAATGAATAGTTGAGATGCAATACCATTTTATTTATTGATGTTTTGCAGTATTGATAACAGTTGTCCCACATTTTAAATTTGGATGCAACTATTAATAAGTTTGTGTTATAGTGATCAGCATATCGTAATAATCTGGAGCGACTGATTCCTTGCCTTGAGGTATAGTTATATCCTGGGAATAGGATGATTAATTTCTCTGCTCCTTCTTTTTTATAGTATAAATAATCCAGTACACTTTTAGGATCTATCGATGCCATCACGGCATTTCCTATTCTAGTTTCTTTTAATGAAGAAGCTATTTCGTAATCACTGAACTTGTTTTTGCAATCGATGCAGTACCAAGCATCGCAGTAAGAGTTCCATCTAGCCACAAGCCGGCCTGTGCACTTAGGGCACTTTTTTATGTTGTGAGGAATTCTTTTATCGTATAGCCTGATTTTTAGGCCGTTGTCGCCAAGGTTAGTAAACTTTTCAGCCATTTAAAAATTTTGCTGTAAATATACTAAATTGTTTTGATATTATGAAACTACCAGCCTTTGCCTTTTTTAGCTACACCTTCTTTGATAGCTTCTTCAGCCTTTTCTTTGCCCATTGCTACGCACATCTTGTTGCCTGCAGCAGATTCGCCTTTGCAGAAGTATTGACCTCTTTCAGTTTTATCTATCACAGCATTTAACATTTCTACTCCTTTTTGCTTAGCTTTCATATCGTAAGCAGTTATTTTGATCTTAGCCATTGTGTTTATGTTTGGTTGGTTTTATTGTTATAGTTCATATTTTAGATATGTTTTATTATTGCAATAATTCTAGCTTTCATATCTTTTTAGTATAGGTTTATTTATTTTGGAATCGTAAATATAAATTTTTGCATTCTCTGTCATTTCGTCTTCCATAGAATATACATTATGCATATCTTTAAAATAGACACTATAACAATTATCACCGTATTTGGTCATTGCTTCACCTTTCGATACGAAAATCCATTCTAAGTTATTTTCTGCAAAAAAATCTACAATCTCGTAAACCACATCTATGCTGTCATCTTCGAGACTAAGTCCATCTTCAAATGAATTTATCTTTTCTAACAATGGTTTAGCATCTTTATAATCGAACTGTATTAGTTCTAATATTTGTTTAAAATGCATATAGTATTCATCAGTGATCTTTCCGTAGAAATCATCATGATCTAAAGATTTTGGACTGCAATGTATTCCTACATAAGTCATGCTTTCTTTTATTAAATGATTTTTCCACTCATTTATAGTTAATATTCTTTTCATCTTATAAATTATTCATACAGATTATATATAAAGCATGAAGCCTGATTTTTTTAAAGATATAGTGAATGCTCAGTTCCAAGCTGAAGGCAATAAAATGTACCAGAATAATTCTGAACTAGTCCTAGGCTATTTCAGGGATAAAGATAGCACCAAATTTGAACTTTCTAACTTCAGCGATGTCCAACAAGGCAAAATGTACTTCATCCTATACGACCTAGATGGCAAATCTTCTAAGATGGAAAAGTACAATCCTTTATTTGTTGTAGACTTTGGATTCTTCGATAACACTAAATGGATCTTTGCTCTTAACATTAATTTTATTCCTGTAGCGATCAGGGTGATTGTATTCAATCAAATATTCAACGCTAGCTTAGATCTGTTCGACGATTTAGACAAATCTCCAATAGGACAGGATCCGGTAGATAATGTGACTTTTGGAGTTGTATATAAGATGTTAAAATCGTTAGGCTTCGAATGGGCGATCAGGAAGTTCGATTACAAAAAGGTGAATCAAATATACTCTATAGATTTAAACATTGCCTATCGCTTTATAACGATGTCTACAGCTAAACTGACTGGGGTAGACGATGGCAAATTGATTGATATATGGAAGAAGAAATTAGCTACTAGGAAGGAAAGAGAGAAGAAGATGATAGGCGAAATATTAGGAGATTATAAGAAAATGCAAGAGGAATTGAAGAAAAATTCTTTATCTTTGAGCGAGAAGGAGAATGAATTATATAAGTCAGTTCAGTTCTTAAAGACTATTTAGATTTGTTTAAATAAAAATAACCACATATAATCACTAATATTAATGCTATATAACAAAAATAAATAGCAATATCTAAAATAATAATTTTTGTAGGCTTTTTATCTTCAAATTCTAAGATGTCAAATTCTTTTTCTTGTATAGTCATAATTAATTTTTAATTTCGTTAAAGTATCGCTCAAACAATTTGAATTTTATATTATCTTTATCTCTTTTTCCATACAAGTAGGCTGCGCCAGTCTCAGCGAAATCTTCGTCTAAGCTTTTCTTTGCATACTTAGAAATATACTCATCGCAAGATTTCCAATCTTTTTTATATTTTCTATTGAATAATCTTTCGTGTCTTCGCATTACAGAATGACAGAGTTCGTGCAAAAGAACATAATCATTTTCATCGCAATGACCAGCAATGCACACATAAGATTTACCACTGATCCATTCGCAAATTCCACGCAATCTTTCGTCTTCCTCTTCTCCATCCACGAATGTTTCTGCATCTAATATTGCTATCTCTTTAAGACCATCTAAGTGAGCAGGAGCAAATACATTGTTTATGACCATATCATAATGCCTTGCTAATTCGTTGAATTCTGCAGTATCTTTAAACACTAAACATTTATCAGTTTTACCTATGCTTCCTTTTTTAATAATTCTATATTCGAAATCTTGAGATGGATTTTCAGAAAATTCTAAAGGTTTATCGTAATGACTATGCTTCTTGTGTTTATGACATCCGCCAGAATCATCGCACATAGTGCATAAGCAAACAATAGTTATTACAAAAAAAGTTGATGCTAATACTAAAAGGAAATTTTTCATATTTTATTTAGATGATATTAAACTTATAATGTTTGCATCATTTGCTGATGCTCCCATCGCTCCTTTATCTTTATCGAATACCATTTCTCCTACAAAATCGTTGCATCCTCTAGCTTTCTTTTCTTCATCATTCTCCCATCGGCGATCCAATTGCTTCATGTGATAGGTTTCAGTAGGATTTTTATCCTCAACGGTAAGAATTTCGCATCGCGTTTCTACATAATGTTCTTCTTTGATAGAGTATTGATATTTCAAATGGTCCTTTATCACTTTAGACATCACAATATCTCCTACTTTGTATTTTTGGCTTCAAATTCGGATCATAATAATCAGTCACAGACTCACCATAAAATTCAGTAAGGTCTTTGCAATCTTCTTCTGGATCTAAAGAAGAAATAGCATCTTCTTCTACTTGTATTAAAGAACGAATATAAGACACCATATCTTTGTAAAGAGGAACATCAGTTATGAATGTTTCTCTGTGATCTCTTCCGCCTCTGCCGGCGGTTTGGCATATCATTACCGGTTTATTGTCAAACCAGACAGAAAATAAATTAAAAGATCTTTCGCCATCAAAGCTGTGATAAGTATAATACTTTAATTCTACCTTTTCGTTATCCGACATAGGCAAATAAGTATCTATGTCGATAAGGTCTAAGAAGGAATATAAATCCTTTTCGATTTTAATTGGTTGCCACTGGTATATTTGATTTGCGTTCATAGTTGTTTTATTATTTAAAAATATTTGCTAATTCTTCTCTTTGGTATTATTGTAAATTAAAAATATCGATTAGAAATAATACGATGTTGTCTGTCTTTTCAATGTCGACCAACAAGCGATTGCGTTCTTTGGCCAAAAATTCATCGCCTTGCATGTGACCGTGATAATCGTCTATCTTGTAACCAGCGAAGTCGTGATCGCCCATGTGGTCAGTGAAGCTGCCCATTACTCGACAATAGAACTTGATACAGTGTGATGTACGGTCCTTGTGAGGCATGTCGGTCTTCATCTTGTCACCAAAATATAAAATAAGTCTGTCGGAGATGCGACCTTTCAAAACTTTAGTGAAGGCAATACAATCTAAGATGTCAATGGTTTTAGTTTCAGTCATTCCGAATAGGCCTAATTTTTGTTTTTTAGTTATTTTACTCATAATTTTTAGTGTTTGATTGACGATGTAAATATACCACTTTTATTCGAAACCAGGAAATAAGTTTATTAACATCCGGATAAGACTGTATCTATGGCCTATTCCTAGGATATTGGCGGTACAATTATTTACAGATTTGTACCTTACAATATATAAAGATATGAGAATCACTACCATAAACGAATGGAGATTATATGTCGAAAATGGATTTCAAGAACCTGAAGTTGGTAATTTTATATTAAGTTCTGATAGTTATAATAGGCCAGTAACCGATCTTACTCGATATGTGTTGCACATATCTGATCCAGATAATAGAAATTCTATTCTTGAAAATGGATTAATTCCTAAAATGCCTAGCAAAAAATGGATGATGAAAGGATTTGGTTCGGAACCAGAATATTGGAATAAATCTTCTATATTTGCTACATTATTTAAAGATTCTATAGATGTATATGATGTCAAAAATATATCTGATTACATATTTCCATTAGTTGGAATAGGAGATGATTCTCCATTAATGAGTATGGAAGAATTTCTAGTTAAAAATAATCTAGTATATCAACCTAAAAAAGGTACTGGAAAATATGCCTTTATTTCGAATCAGGAAAATGCCGAAGAATGGGATAATATGGTCAATGTCAAATATAATTCATATTTATTAAAGAATAGCATATTTGATGTATGGGCTATCGATACTACAGAAGTTCCAGAAGCTAAATGGTTTATAGATTCTCCACACGACGAAGAGGATTCTATTTATACAACAACTAAAATTCCTAGAAAAGCTATAGATTTATTGGTTCCTTATAACAATAAAATGGTTAAAAGTGCGGATGAAGCAATAATAAACAATTCGGTCAAGTTCAAAATTACCGAAACAGATGATGGCGATAGAATAAATATAGTATTGAATGGTATAGGCCATATTATATTAGTAGTTACATACCCACAATTTGAATTTGAAGAAGAATTAGGAGAAGAAGGATTAGACGAATTAGGATTAGATTCTCAACAAACAATAGGCAAGATAGAACATTTAGAAGTGGAGCCGGATTACAGAGGAAAAGGATATGCTAAAATATTAATGAACAAAGCTATTGAAATAGCAAAAAAGAAAAATCTAATGCCACTATTCCTAAATGCTTCTCCAATACAAAGTGCAAGTGGATTAGGATTGCAAGACTTGACCAAATTTTATGAATCATTTGGATTCAAAGTTATCTTGAATCAAGGCGGTAATAACTTAATGCTTAAAGAAAACTAAACAAGCACTCTTTTCAATATATAACAATATAATAAAATGGCAAATAGTTACAACCCCTATACTTCAGGACAAACTTCGCAATTAGCAGATATTATAGCAAGCGAAAGCGGTCAACGTACCGGCGTTCTAGGAGCTAGATTATCAAAATTATCATTATTTGGTAGAAACTACGACAGAGCGGTTCTTCAAAATGCTAAAGGTATTCACAAAAATGAAGACTTGACCATAAATCCTGGAGTTACTGATTCCAAAGGATATAATTATACCATCTTCTCTAGAAAGGCTTATGCATTAATGCAAGAAAGGCAGAACATTGCAGCATTAAGCCAAGATTATATGTTCAAGCTTCCTATTTTACAGGAATATGCTACCAAAGGAGACATTAGAGATGTGGTTACTAAGTTAGCCAACGACGTTATTGTATACGATGAGAACAAAAAATTCTGCGAGATAGAAGATTTCCCTGAGAAATATTCTCAAATAATGAGAAAACGTTCTAAGGAAATATTCGAAGACATCTACACTAAATTGGGATTTGCTGAAAAATCTCTTGGATGGGATTTATTCAGAGATTTCTTAGTAGAAGGATATATCTGTAAAGAGATCATTTATGACAATAGAAGAAAAAATATAACAGGATTTCAATCTTTAGATCCTAGAACTATAGTTCCATACACTGATACCAGAAGCGGCATTCAATACTGGATTCAAAATCCATTCGATGCGCAGTGGAGACGCGTCTTCCAAGATGCTGAAATTATATACATAGCTTATTCAGGATCATCTAATTATATGGAGACTAGTTACGTAGAACCTTTGGTAAGGCCTTATAACGAGTTGAAGTCTATAGAAAGATCTAGATTATTATTTAATTTGATCAATGCCACCATGCACAAAGAATTTGTCATTCCAACACACGGAATGTCGCCAACTCAAGCAGAGCAAGAATTATTAACATTAATTTCTGATTATAAAGATCAGGTTACTTTTGACGATACTACAGGAGTTATTTATGTAGACGGAAGCAAGGATTTGCCTTATTCTAAGGAATATTGGTTTACTAACGATGGAGAATCTGAGCCTAAGATGGAGATAAAGGAACCAGGAGGGCATGATTTGAATGAGCAGACCACTTTGGTATGGTTTCAGAATAACTTTAAGAAGGCTACTAAGTATCCTTTGAACAGGTTCGATGGAACGACTGGAGGAGGAAATATTTATTCTTATGGGTCAGAGGTTACTCATGACGATTATAACTTTACGAAATTTGTATCTAGATTAAGAGCTATTTATAAAGACATTGTGTTGAAACCTACAGGCATTCAATTGATGCTAGAATTTCCAGAATTAGAGAAGAATGAATTCTTCATCAACGATTTAGATATTATATTCTATGGCCACTCAGAGATAGAGAAGGCAAAGGAGTTAGCTAATATGCAGGCTAAGGCGGCTATTGCTAACGATTTGATGAATAATTTTAAAAGAGATGCTGAGCATCCGGTATTTCACTGGAGATATGTTGCTAAGCACATCATGGAATTAACAGACGAACAATTACAAGAGAACGAAAAATACTGGCAGGAAGATGCTAAATCCGGATCTACCACTGGTGGAGCAATCGGAAGTGGAGCACAAGGAGGCGGAGCTGGCGGTGCAGAAGGTGGTGGAGCACAAGGCGCAGCCCCAGCCGAAGAAGGAACTCCAGCGCCAGCACAAGGAGAAGCACCAGTTCAAGGAGAAGCAGGAACTCAAGGAGCACCGCCAGCACAAGGCGGAGGACAAGTGCCTCAAGAAACTCCACCAGCAGCATAAATAATAATGGAAAATTTATCGTTTAATAAAGAATTAGAATTTGATATTTCTACAGAAGATTATCATTGGTCAGGCGGAGAATTGAGAGCTACATATCATCCTTTAGAAGTTTATTTATATGGAAAAAATGAACAACAATTAATTGTGGATCTAAAATTAGAAATTCTTGACTTATATGACGAATTGACAAATACCGATGATTCTCAATTATCTCCTAAATTGGTAGAGCAAAAGAAACATCTTTTACAAATTATCACAAAAAGTAATTAAAAGCCGAAGTTTTAGGGGTGTAATTATTTATATATACTAAAAAATATATAGCAAATAATATACACATGCTTAAAAATAAACACGTCTTAATAGTCGAGAATGCCGGAAGTTCGTTATCTATTAATGAATCCACAAAAGGCGCACCTAAGTTGAAATTGGACGGTAAATTTACCGAATTTGATATTCAGAATAGAAATAAACGTATGTATACGGCAGAGAAGTTCCTTCCTTGCATGAATGCAATGTTAGAAAAGAAAAAAACACTAGGAGTATTGTATGGAGAATACGATCATCCAGATGTTTTTGACGTTACCTGCAAAAATTTATCCCACGTTATCGATTCGTTAGTTCACAACGAAAAATCGAATTGTATCGATGGAGAAATTACATTATTGAACAATAGCTGGGGAAAAGAAGCTAGAAGCATCATAGAAGATAATTATCCTCTATTCGTTTCTTCTAGAGCTGCTGGTGTTACAGACGATAATGGCGTTGTACATTTAAAAGAATTATTCACATACGATATAGTAGCAGATCCCGGCTTTGCATCAGCAAAAGTAACTCCTACATTAGTGAACGAAAAATTAGGCTTTAAGGTTGATGATACAGTGCCTTATAGAATATACGAAATGAGCGATGCACATGCACAGGCATTGTTCGTAGACAATAAAAATGATCAAAAAACACACATGGACATAGCAAAAATGGAAGTAGTAATGCAGGAAGCATTAGTTAGAATGGAGGCAGATTTGTTAGCGAAATTGACATCGACTAAAAAATACGCTCCGGAAGAAGTAAAAACATTAAACGAACAGGTAGAAACTCTTAGAGAAGAACTTGCTGTCGTAAACAGAATATTAGAATTTTTCAAAACTAAAATCAATACTCTAGTCACTCTTAACACTAAATTAGAAGACGAAAACAAGAAAATGCAGGATGAAATTAAAGAAAATTTCATGCATGCTAATCATTTATCTACTCATTTAAAATCAATCAAAAAATACACGATGGAAATCGACGAACGTTTAACTCTTGACGAAACGTTCATGGAACAAGTTGCTGAGCATTCTCAAGCAAACATATACTTCTCAAAAGATATTTCTGAGAACTTATCAGATGCATCTTCTATGTTAGAATATGTTGCTAAGCACGTTGACGAAAACAAGGACGCTTTGCTTTATGTTATTAATGAAGGTGAAGATGTTAAAGGAATGTTAGAGCATGTTGCAGAAGAAACTGCATTGACTCAAAGCTTCTTAGAACACGTTGCAGAAGAAACACAATTGACTCAAGGCTTATTAGAACACACAGCTAAAGAATCTTTTAACGATTCAGTTTGGTTAGGATACGTACACGAAAAAGTTGATGGCGCTATCACATTCACTCAAAATTTAGTAGAAGCTTTGAAAAAAGATGGCTCTAAAATAAACGAAAGCACTGGCACTGAAACTGAAGTAGGAAAGATGGATAACATCGACAAATTCTTAGGACTTGAAGAAGAAGAAGAAATGGCTAAAAAAGCAGAAATGGAAGCACAAGCAAAAGCTCAAATAGATCCAGTCCTTGCACAAGCACAAGGAGATGTTGCACAAGTTCAAGATCCTCAAGCACAAGTTCAAGTACAACCAGTACAAGATCCAAATGCTCAAATTGATCCAAATGCTCAAGTTCAACCAACTACAGAACCTACAGTTCAGCCAGTTGTAGGCGCACAACCAGCACAAGATGCAGTAGTAGCTACAGGCATTCAAACAATTGAACCAGTAGCACCTGTTCAACCAGTAGCTGGAGCACAGCCACTTCCTACTGATGGAGCACAACTTCCAGTAGATGGCACATTGCCAGTTGATGGAGCACAGCCTACAGGCGATGGTTCTTTAAAATCTGATTTATTGCAGAGTTTATTTAAAGTATTAGATACTGAAGAGACTGGAATAGTAGTAGATGTTACGCCAGATGGCAAATTAGTTATACAAAAATCTGGAGATGATTCTACACAAGAATACACTATGGACCAAGTAGAGAAAGTAGAATATACTGACACTAATGTAGTTGAGACAGTTAAAAATCTAATGTCAGAAATTAAAAAACAAAAAGCGTTAGCAGAAAAGGCTCCACATTTCTTTAATTTCTTGTCAGAGAAACAAATCAACGAGTTCAAATCATTAGAAGATGATACTAAGGCTAAGATTATCACAGAGATGAAAGACAAAGAATATTTCAGCGATGTTGATGTATTAAATCAAATAGCAGGTTTCTTAGGAGAAAAGAAAATTTCAAGAGAAGAAAGACTATTAACATGTCTTCCTGAAGATTTAAAAGCTATCTATGAAGCATTGCCTGAGAATGATAGAAAAGAGATGATAAACGAATCTAGATACTTCCCTTTAGTAAATGAATTCGATATGATCAACTATTGGAACACTCGTCCATTCGCTAAGCCTATTAAAAGTGCAGAAGCGCAATTGATTAAAGAGACAGTAGAAAGCGTACAGAAAGCTACAATGATTAAAGAAAGCACAGAACAATTTAACGATAAATATGCAGATGATTTTTTATCAGCAGTCGCTAAATTAAAATAATAATACAAATCAAACAACAATACAAAATAAAAAGGAGCGTAAATTACGCTCCTTTTTTGTTTTAATAATATCCTAATAAGAATACTAAAATATATTTCTGTCCATTTCCAAGTGGAACATTCCTAGCCGCAAATCTTAATGCGCTTCGTGCTATAACCGCTTAGGGAAAGAACACTGTCACCTATGTCTTACAATAAGTAATCGTTCTCTTGGCAGAACTATTAATCAAGAAAGCATTCGTCAGCTTTTGTTATAAATCTATTTGCATAGTTTATATTCACTTAAATTACTTATCTTCAGCAGAAATATAATATGGCTATTATAAATATTTTTTGCTCTTTTTAAAAATATTTACAAAAATAATCAATTATTTAGAAAAGTGGAAAAAAGTGACCTTTTTTCGTAGATATATAATATTGTAATTAATAGAAATTATCAAAAAACAAAAAAGGTATTTTCTTCAATAGTGCTTTGAAAGAATGAAAAGGAAATTAAAAGCTTATAAGATTAAGAATAACAAAACAAAAATATTTTTAAAATAAAAAACTTTAAGCTATAAAGATTTCAAAAGACATTCAAGTAAAATAAAAAATAAAAAAAAGAAAACCAAAAATAAAAATGATTAATAAACAATATCAAGCTCCGGTTAACATGGCAGATGCCAACCAAAAATGGGGTAAAATAGTTGAGAAATTAGTAGGTACAAATCCTGCCGATGCTTCAAAAAGAGAAGCAATGGTTGAATATGCTCAGATTCACGCTGACCATATTGCTTCGAATATGATAAAAGAAAGTTCTGGTGGAGTTGCATACTCTAACCCTGCTAACACTGCAGGTATGGGTGCAGTTGTTCAACCAGGTTTAACTGGCGTACCAGGTTTACCAGGTACTGCAGGTTCTGGCGATTTGACTCAGTCTTTATTGCCAGGTGCTTTAAAAATATGGGCACAAACTCCAGGTTTAGATCTAATCAAAACTATCAACGTAAATTCTAACAAAGTATCTTTATTGTATTTTGATTGGCAGTACGATGACAACGGTTCTTTAGATAACGACGAAAGAGTAACAACTTTCAAAGTTGCTCCAAACGCAACAGCGGATTTAACAGCTTTACAAGCTTACTTACGTGCCGAAATGGTTTCTAACAACGTTATAGAATTACGTGGTCGTTTAAGCAAATTCTTATATTTTAACATATCTATGCCAGCAGTTGCTGCTACAGCAACTTCTCCAGCAGCTCCACTTTTTGCAGGTGTTGCACCAGGATATGATTGCACAGTTGCTCCAGTAGGTTCTGTTCAAGGATGGTTACAGTTCGTTGGTTTCGGTCGTATCGATGGTTTACCAATGTTCCGTGCTTACATCCAAGTAAACACTGCATCTTCAGGACAATTTGGTTTCAACCAAGCATTAAATACTTTCCCTCCAGTAGGAACAATAGCTGCTATCACTTTAGGTGCATCTATTATCGCTACCGCTACAGGTGCAGGTATTGCATTGGCTCCAACTTCAACTGGAACTAACCCATCTTTATGTTCATTAGCTGAAGAGTTCATCGACGGTTTCACAACTGGTCGTCAAAAAGGACCTATAACTAGAGGAACTTGGGATGCTACAGAAGCAGATAAAATAGGACCAGTTTCAACTGTTAAAGACATCGAAATAGGTGTTGCACACGTTAAAGCTTCTTTACGTCTTTCTGAACTTGATGACTACAAGAAAATGTACGGTATCAATATCATCGAACGTACTAAAGCACAGTGTATCAACTTAATGTCTCAAACAATTTCAACTGAGATCGTTGAAAACTTGAAAACTTTAGGCCTAACTAACCGTGCTACATTACAACCACACGGTGTTCCGTACTCAGCAGGTAACTGGGGTAATATCACAGATCCTCGTATCTTTGACGTATCAGTGCCAGCAGTTTCTGCAGCATTAGGCGGAGAACAAAATGCTTCTATCGTTAACAAAGCGGTTAGAACATTAACAACAGCTTCTTATTACATCGCTAACGATGGAAGAATTGGAGCTGCTGAATATATCGTAACTTCAGCTTCTGGAGCAGCAATGTTCAAAACTGTAGAACGTTATATGTTCAATCCAATGGACATCAAAATGAGCGGCGCTCGTCAACTACAACCAGCAGGTTCAGTAGATGGAATGAAAATTTATGTGGATCCTTACATGGAGCCTAATGATTTGACCTTCTTCCTAGGACGTGTAGGAACTGCAGAAGAACCAGGTGCTAAATTCTTAGCTTACATCTTAGCTCAAAACGTTGAGATCGTATCAGAAGCAACAATGGGCCACACTATGTATATGTACTCAAGATATGCAATAGCTAACCTAGGTTGGTTCCCAGAGAAGCAATATATGGCGGTAAAAGTATTCGATCCAATCGGAATCTTAGCTTAGTCAATAGCTTAATAATAAACATTAAATGCCTTGAATTAAAACTTCAAGGCATTTTTGTTTTTACAGGGTTGGTTCCCTATTAATTTTAACAGAAATTAAAATCGATTGATTATTTTCAGGGAACCAACCTAATTCCCATATTAAACATATCATAGATTTTAATATATAAGATATATGAAAGATCTAAAAGAATACTTAACTAAGCGTAATCACTCTACTGAAACATGGTTACTAAAAAATCATTTTGATGTATATAATGAGGTTATGGAATATTGCAAGGATATTCCTAATTTGACTTATAAGCAAAAATTGTGGCATTATCAAAATCAAATGCCTCACAATATTAAATGTCATAATGCAACATGTGATAATTTAGTAAAATTTAAAGAGAGGTGGACAGCTGGATATTATACTTATTGCTGTCAACAATGCTCTGTAGGAGACGTAGAATTGAAGAAGAGTTTATTAAATTACGATAGAAGAGGAAAACTATCTAAAGAAGAAAAGGCTCTTATATTGATTAATAAAGAGGCAAATAAAACAGAAAGAGAATTAAAAACCTCAGAAAAACGAAAAGAAGAAGAACAAAAACAATTATACTATAATACCATAAGCATAGAAGAATACGAAAAATTAACTGATAATGTTAATGGTCTTTATTCACGTGAAGATTTCGTAAAAGAAAATATGAATCACATTTATGTGGCAGTAAATAGTCATTGCAGAGATTCTAATATATTATTCCCAGAAAAGGTTTATAGATTTTTAAATAAAATAGAAGAAACTCCTAAATGCGGAAATTGTGACAACTATGTTGAATTTATAAACAAAGCAAAAGGATACCATAAATATTGTTCAGTATCATGTAGTTCAGTTCATACTCATAATACGGCAGTTGAAACTCTTGTGGCTAAAACTGGAGTTTCTCATCCTTCATTATTGCCTGATAATATTATTAAAAGAAGAAAGAAAGCGATCGAAAAACTTAAAATTTTTATAGGGGATAAAGCCAAACTTTTAGTATTTGATACCGATAAAAATATTATTTCTATAAAATGTGACAAGTGTGATGAAATACACGATATGTCATTTGGAGTGTTTGGACAAAGGTGGTACAAGGGACTAAATTGGAGAAGTTGTATCACTCATTCATTTGGAACATCTAGTCCAGAAAATGAAATAAGAGAATACATCCAATCAGTTTATAACGGAGAATTAATATTTAATTCTAGAAATATATTAAACGATGGAAAAGAAATAGATATTTATATTCCTGAATTTAATATAGGAATTGAGTTTAACGGATTGTATTGGCATAATGAATTATGGAAGGACCAAAATTATCATCACAATAAATGGAAGATTGCTGATTCTCAAGGGATTAGATTAATTCAAATATATGAAGACGAATGGTGTTATAAAAAGGGTATTGTTAAATCTAGAATTGATAATTTGTTGGGAGTGAATAATACTAAAATATATGCCAGAAAATGTATCATTAAAGAAGTACAATTCAAAGAGACAAAAGAGTTTCTTATATCCAATCACTTACAAGGCAGTGTTAATTCTTCAATTAATTATGGACTTTATTATAATGAAGAATTAGTTTCTTTGATGACTTTCGGAAGGCCTAGAAAAGGAATGAAATATAGTTCTTCTGCGAATGTTTATGAATTATATAGATTTTGCAACAAATTAAATACATTAGTGATAGGCGGCGCTAGTAAATTATTTAATCATTTTATAGAACAAAATAAAGAGGTAGATGAGATTTATAGTTTCTCTGCATTAGAATGGCCTGGGACATTATATGAAAAATTAGGAATGTCTCTTAAATCGGTCTCTAAATATTCGTATTGGTATGTAGAAAAGGATTTACGTTTTAGCAGGCATAATTATACTAAGCAAAAGTTAATAGCTAGAGGATATGACCCTACTAAATCAGAAAGAGAAATATTAAAGGAGCTTAACATTCATAAAATATATGGCCCAGGAAATAAGACATTTGTTTGGATTAGAAACAAATTCATAAACGATATAGGACAGGATAATGATTATATTGAAAAAGGAGAAGAAGTGTCTGAGGAGTTAAGCAGGAACTTTATAACGTTTCCTTTAGTGGATGATCCTTATAAAGATATAGAATAAACGATATAGAATAAACAATATATAAATTTGCCTAATGAACTATGCCCTAAACCTAAATTATGAGTGGAAGATTCAATAGAACTAAATTCTATCTCGCATTTTTTCGTGTTCGCAAATCAATAATTCATATCTTGTTTTAGGCTTAGGACACACTTCATCCGGTATAGGTATAGTATTAAAATTATTATAGTTTTTTACTTTGTACCCTAAATCACATTGTCCATTGTAGAACATTGAAGAATTTCCAAATCGTTGTTTAACTCCTCCGTCTTTATAACCGGTGCAAGAAATAAGATACTGAAGCATAACACAGCCTTTGCAAGATTTATGTGGCTTTTTAGGTAATTTTGGTATATAAGGTTTTTTGCCATTTCTGATTCTACCATTATTCATGATAGTAGTAAAATCATGTTCACCGCGTATTATATTATTTTCAGTGATCATAAAAATCAATCTCCACAACTATTAATAATATCATTGATAGTGTCATAAGATAAACGAGTGTTAATCATTGATCCTTCAAATGTCGCTTTAGAATCGAGTTTTAAAATTTCTTGTTTAACTTTTTCAAAACCTCCATAAGTAGGTTTCATTTTAAAATGATCTACTAATTCGCTGATTCTCATAGGGCTTTTTAAATAATCAATTAATTCTCCAATCGCCCATATTCTGACTACTTTCTGCAATTCAGAAAGCTTAGTAGGCTCCAATTTATCATACTTAAAGTTATTTACTTCACAGACTAATTTAAGTGTTTCTGTATCGTTTCCTTGCACATAGTATGTGCTGTTATTTATTCTTATTTCGTGCGCCATGTGATTTTATTTAAAGATTAATCTCTTCATTAATGAAGTACTTGTTTTAGGATAGCGTCCATAATTAGCATTCCATATTTTTATGAATTCAGCTACTACTGTTGGATGTTCTTTGGCGAGCTTTAATCTTTTGGTAATAGATTTCATTAATGTTTTCATTGACCTTTTCATTTCTCTATTTGGGTCCCAATCCTCAGTATTACTTTTTTGGGCTGTAGAAAGCATTAATCTGTATTTGTAGTGTTTACGAACTTCGCTTTCATTTAGGCCGGTGTTGGACATTATTTTTCTGAGAAGTTTTGCTTCATTTTTGTTAGGCACATGAACTCCGACTGGAGCATATTTCTTTTTCATATTTCTTTTGGTAAAGAAATTGCCATCTCTCATATCCATTTCGCTGTAGTCCATTGTAATTAATCTTTATATTTATGTTCTATTTTTAATCTGGCACAATCTTTGTGAAATATTATTTTTTTGATATTTTCTAAATAAGCATGCTGTATTTTGTTTATACTCTTATGTAGTTTGCCTATCGTTTTTAAATTATCAAGAAATTGCAATTTAAGAATGCCGCTCGTTACAACGGTATTAAATACTGTAACATCGATCATTTTTTTCGAATGAGATATTAAGAGAGTTTTGCATGAGTCTGGCAGATTTTCTAAAGAGCTATAACTATCCGCCAATAAAGTAAATTCTCCTGTCACTATTCCAAATTTATATTTTATTTTATTTTCATTATCCTTCTGCACTCTTATATTTCCATCTATATCTAT